TTTTCACAGGCTTTTGAGGGAGGTGTCGATGTCGGTATGTCTTTGCTACATTTGTATAAAGATCACACTTTTGATCCTATATCTGGTGACCTTTTTACGGAAAGCATTAGTTCAACTAGTTTTCTGATCGATCCTTACTGGCGTAAAATGGACTTTTCAGACTGTAGGTTTATATGGATACGTAAATGGGCTTCTAAAGAAGAGGCAATTGCACTACTTCCACAAGCCGCAGACCAAATTAGAAAGATGAGACCTCCCGGCACATCGGATGGTAAATTCCCGTATCAGGCAGAGAATCTGAATAAGAATGCTAATGACATGTATCCCATCGATTACTTTTATTACCGAGATATACGTGAGGCTGACTCACTCTTAGACCCTTTTACTCAAGAGACGATCATATGGGAAGATACAGCTGAGGATCAATCAGGCGACATCGTAGAAATACTTAAGCAGCAACCATGGCTAAAACGAAAGAAAGTACAGGTGCCTACCGTTAAGCTAGGTATCAGTATTGGGGGAAAAGAGTTATACCATGGTCCCAATTTACTATCGATTGATGAGTACCCGTTTGTTCCTTTAGTGAGTTACTACGATCCAGATTTGCCTTCCTATGTATGGAGATGTCAAGGGATTATTAGAAACGTGCGTGACGCTCAATTTCTCTATAACCTACGTAAGGTGATAGAACTCGATATTTTACAATCTCAAGTTACATCAGGATGGATATACCCTGTAGATCTTCTTACGGATCCCAAGGCTTTAAGACAATCGGGTCAGGGATATATTATCCCAATTAAGGCTGGAAGATCAGTAGAAGAGCTTAAACGCATTGAAGCACCTAATGTTCCACAATCTATGATTGAGTTATCAAATCAGCTAGCTAAGGACATCACAGACATTATTGGGGGCACCGAGGAGCTCTTAGGATCCTCGATTGATGATCAATCAGGCATTTTGACTATGGTAAGGCAATCAGCTGGCCTAACTAGTTTTCAGGGTATTTTTGACAAAGGAGACTTCTCTCAGAGATTATATGGGAAGATTCGTTTAAAAGCAGTCCGAAAAAACTTTACTCAACGTAAAATAAAATCTATCTTAGGAAGAGATCCACACCCTGACTTCTTTAGAGTTTCTACGCTTAACTACAACATAGCAGTAGAGCAAGGATCCTACTCTACTACACAAAGGCAAATGGAGCTTCAACAGCTTCTGCACTTCAAATCTATGGGAATTGCAATACCGGATAAGTCGATCATTGATGCTGCGTTTATCACTAACAAAAAAGATTTACTCACGGCAATGGCAGAAACTGCACAGCAACAAAGTCAGGCTCAGCAGCAAGAAATGCAAATGAATCAACAAAAAGCGATGGCAGATATTGAAGAAAAAAATTCAAAAGTGCAAAGTAATTTAGCAATGGCTCAAGAAAGAGTTATGCGTATAGACGAGATTCAAGCAGAGGCTGAGCATAAGCGTACGGCTTCAGAGTTAGATCTTGTACGTACGATGATGGCTCTTGAGCAAATGGACTTTGAGACAATACATAAAAACTTTCAGCTAGCACAGGCTTTAAAAAGTGCACAACAAGGAGCAATATGAAAAAGACAGACATGCCAGAAAAAGCATTTGGTTATAAAATGCATTGGGAAAAAGACCTAGGCGACTCAGAAACATCAAATCTAAAGTATTCTGATGGTCAATTTTCTAACCCACGTGAGCTTAAAGAATCTGAAGACAGATTGGCTCAATATGTTAGAAAAAACAAAATGAAGTACTAAAATGAAAAAAAAGAAAGATAAGTGGGACATGAAATCTCCTCGTGAGATTCCAATGAAGGAAAACATCCTGAAGGACACTAAAAGGGTAATGGGCGCAGCTTTTGATCCTCAGCCTTCAAGAAACAGAGTAAAGACTTATGTCCCTATTAACGACCAGGATAATTAATGCGTAAAACGGCAGGTGAACTTGCCCACGAAATTTCTAAGGATACGACTAAATACGACATGCTTGAAGTAGGGCATGCAGTATGTGAGGATATTCCCGACGAAATATATAAATGCATTGATGCTCATAATCCTATCTTTGATATGGACGAGTATTATGTGGTCATGCTGATTGTGAAAGACTCGCTTAACGATAAGTTATGGCGACGAAAGTTTTACGCCTATCCATTTATGCCTAAACCAAGGCCTAATCAAAGTGTATTTCTATACAATAAACCCCTCGATAGAATAAAACGCCTCTGGGTTTTGCCCAATGCTGCTGCAATGTCCATGCTTTCTGAGCTAGTGGTGGTAGATCCTAACTACTATACGATGAAAAAGTGGAGCGATGCGTTCTTTGAGAAGAAGTTTTGGGAGACAATACGTGAAGAGCAAAATCGTAAAGACTTACTTTCTGAGGATGAAGCATTAAGTATCAATTGGGATAAACTCGTTAAGGCGCGTGAGGAGAATATCACGTCTCTTAGGGCCCAATCCACTAATGAGACTCAAGTCCACGCCAATGAGTTCATAGATGCGAGAAATGCCATTACGCTTCAAGAAAGTAACAATAACTCTAGGAACACATAAACATTCGAGTGGAAGATCACAGCTCAAAACTAACATTGTTTTTTTATAATGTGCAAAAGCTTCATCTACTTTGGATTTTTTAATAACAACTTGATTAACATCGGAGTTTACCATGGATACCACCGTACCAAAAGAAGACGTTAAAGAAAAAGAGAAAATACAACCTGAGGTTAATACTTCTTCTGAAGTAGTCCAAGAAGAAACTCCCGAGCAAATAAATTGGAAGAAATTTAGAGAAGATCGTGTACGTGAGCGCAAAGAAAAAGAAGAAGCCCAACGTATAGCCCAGCAAAAACAAGAAGAGACTGAGTCTCTTAAACGAGTACTTGAAGAGGTAGTGAACAAGCCTTCTAGAAATGATGATCAAGAAGAATATGAAGACGATGACAACACTCGTATTCAAAAAGAAGTAGAAAGAGTGTTAGCTGCTCGTGAAAAAGTACGTGAAGAGGAAAGAAAACAACATGAAATTACACAGCTACCGAAGAAGCTAGCTTCTAATCTGCCTGATTTTAACGATATCTGTTCTCAAGAAAACCTTGACTATTTAGAGTACAATTTTAAAGAGATAGCAGAGCCTTATAAATATATGCCTGACTCCTATGATAAGTGGGAGATGATCTATAGAGCGATTAAGAAACATATCCCTGATGCTGCTAAACGTAAGAAGTACGAGGAGTTAGCCACTAAGAACATGAATTCTCCTCAGGCTCCAGCCTCCATACAAACGGCAAACAAATCGTCTTCTAATCCTCATGTTCTCTCTGATGAGGCGAAGAAAGCTAATTGGAAAAGAATGCAGCTCGCTCTCAAGGGACTGTAATTTCAGGGGATTTGACAATTAAAATTTAGTCTGCATAATTAATATTTTCGCAGTATCGGGATTCGCACCCCTGGCCGTAAAGTGGATTCGCCAAACCGCAATATCTTAAATTATAAAATAGGTAATGTATGGCAAGCTTATTTGGCGGGACGGGGATTACTAATACCAATAACCTCGCGCCTGAATTACCTCTGCAAGCCGCAGAGGACTTTCTATCTACTCCAATGTTTAACCTAATTTTCTCATTCGGAGCAGATCTACACTATGCTGACGCATACGTAGGAAAAACAACAAGACTTTCACGATTTGAAAGACTAAGCACTGATGGTGGCTTTATGGATGGTTCTGGTATCGATCCAGCTCCAGAAGTGCCTGTCAGAACGGATATCGATGCGACGATGAACATCTTTGCAAAGAGTATCGTAGTAAATGAACAAGTTAGTTTGTATGAAAACGATAAGACATTAACAAAGTTTATTGCTTTGTTAGGACAGTAAACAAAATCTGCTGTCTTTAAACCTTCTCTGATTGACTTGGAAGCCCGACGGGGCGACAAGGCGGAAGCGAAAGCACCGTGAGAGACTGAGTGAGAGGGACTCGAAAGAGTAAGCGACAGTCCGAACCCGATGAATAGATGAAGATCGGGAGGGAGGAATAACAAGACTCCCCGCCTAAACACCTCTTTTATTGAGGGATTTAAGGGTAAAATAAGAAAGTTCTCTAATAGGGAAAACATGAGAGTAAAAAGCATCAAAATTATTAGATCTAGGAGCCACAGGGTTAAGAAATGTTTTTCTAAACTTAATGAGCTCTTTGCATTGAGTAAGTTTGTTTTGCAAAAATGGTTTAATTTTGGGAAGAACTCCATCAACTTTTTTGTTGGTAATCTCCCATTGATAAACATCTTTGCAGTTAAGTTTTTTGCTCTTAAGATGCGTAAGGCATCCATCCAAATGAAGAGAAAGATAATCCAAAATAGCGCAACATGTAGAGGAAACTCTAATATGAGCACTATAGCTGAATCGACCAGTATGAAGTTCTTTTCTAGTAATAGACAAGGATCCTTCGGCGTCCAAGTAGCCAGCTATATAAGGCCAATTGCATGCATAAGACAAAGAAAACTTATCTTGAGTAGATTTTCTTCTCTCATGCAGTTGATCAATAATATGTGTTTTATCTTCTTTAGAAACCTTAAAAAAACTTGGAATCAATTCAAATTGACTCCTCTTTTCAATAAGAAAGTCCAAAACAGAGGAAACTTCCTCCCACTTAGATTTTCCGATATGAAGAGTATAAAGATATTCAGGTTTCCAGTTTGGATTGGTAGATTTTTTCAAATAAAAAGTTCCCCCGATCTGATTCACAAAATATTCAAGTGTGGATTTAGCGGTCGAGGTGATCATTATTTTGATATGAAAGCAATCGTATCCATCTTGTTTGTACTTTCTTATTCTCAAATGGCCATCGCCGTCGAGATACCCCGCGAAATATGGAATGAAATTTTTTTCCATATAGATCCTTTGGTTGAGGGAAACTATAGAGATATAAATGTTTTAGGTCAACAAAGTAACAGAAATGGGATGAGAGAGAAAGAAGATCTATTTATGAGAGATCTACTAAGCTCTTCTCCAAGTTATTTGAACGCCACTGGTGGAACTAATGGCGACCAACCGAGTAACATTACGCGCCAATCAGTAGATAATATTGAGCGTATATTACTTGATAACAATGCAAGAACGATGCTTGAGATGATAGAAGCGGAAAATCGCCTGGGAACAGCGGGAATTCGTGATGCTTTTATAGCTCTTGCTAATACTGCGATAACAGCTTCCTTACAAGGTGTAAGTGGCGTATTGCTTAAAAATGCTTATGCTGATCAATCAGGTTTAAGACCAGAAGAATACTGCTCTATTTCACGTTTTAGATTCTTTGTATCATCTAAGGGTCCACAACTTGCGAATGCGAGTATGCTTGGTAATACAGTTTATCAAGTGCCAATGTTTGGTGTTGAAGCTATAGCAAAGATTGAGCAGAACAACTATACGTCTAGAGTAGGATTTATCCCTGATTGGGTAATGTCTACTGTAGCGCAAAATAGTGGACTATATGCCAAATTTGCTATTGCAGGAGCAATTTCAAATCAACAATGGCTATCTGGCCTTAACGTAACCGCAGCGGTTTAAGGAGAAGAAAATGAGTTTAACATTAATTACACAAGGGTCATTTGTTTCGACTGGAGCAGGCAAATTTATTGCCCTACCTAGTTCTGCGGATTACTTTAAGACTGTCAATTACACGCAAATGAATCTACAAGGATCTGTTTGTGTGGGTGGTGAGTGGTATAGAGATGTATCAGCTTCTAATGATGGCATAAGATGGACAAAAGCAGGCACAGATGCGATTTTGAAGTCTCTTTTTTCAACATCAACTGCATCAAATGGTTTTACCTATTACGAGGCGCCTCCAACACCAGGCCCTGCGTTAACAGGTACGACTATTACTGATGCTGATCCAGCAGTAGCAACAGTAACAAACACCTATTCTAATGGGGATACTGTAAGAATTTATGGTTCTACAGGTATGTTACAAATAGCTGGAATGCCTTTTACTATTTCATCAGTTTCAGGCTCAGGTTTTACAATGACTGGTTTGGATGCAAGTGGTTTTGCAGCTGCGGCATCAGCTTTCACAGTAAGAAAGATTGATCCAAACTACGGTGTATCTCCTCAATTTTACTATATGACTAAAATTACACAAGCAGCTCAAGGGGTAGTAACTACTTCTCAAGTGCATGATTATGTAGTAGGTCAGCTAGTAAAAATGACTGTACCATCACAATTTGGTATGTCAGAGCTTGACCAAGTCACTGTAGAGATTGTTGCAGTATCAGACTACACATTTACAATTGATGTGAACACAGCAGGCTATACAGCTTTTGCGTTCCCAGCATCAAGTGTATCGCCAAACGTTGTGTTTGCGACTGTAGCACCTGTAGGACAACGAGCTCAATACGATCCGTTGACAAATGTTCTAACCGGTTATAACGTACAACAAGTACCGTTTAGAAATAATGATTACTCTCCTCAAATGTTCTTGGCTGGTGGCGCTAATAGCCCAACTGGTTCAAATGCGGACGTGATTGTTTACCAAGCATATAAGATGAACTAATTTGTGGAAGGGGGGGTTTTCTCCCCCTTCTTTTACACTAAGGGGAAAAATGTTTCAGAAAAAGAAAAACAAGAGAGGAGAAGAACACGGGTTAATGAATGTTCTTCCAAACTCTTCTAATGACACGGGATTTAAATCTTTAAATCCTAAAATTAAAGAAAAAGCCAAGGCTTTAAAAGAAGAGGAAGCCAAAGTTGTTAAAGTAAGATATATCCATCACAAAGACCAGAAATGGGGATATCTTTATAAGCCTTATTGCCATTGGGAAGGCCAAGACATTCAACTCTGGAAGTTTCTTTCGGGGGAAGAGTATGAAGTTCCTAGAGGCCTTGTAAATGAAGTTAATGACCCTATTTATAGAGGAAAGAAACTTTCTGGTTTACTTGATGTAAATGAAAAGCCTATCCCTAGCGATGAGCCAGGGGAAATCACTCATGAATTTGTTAGTGCAGGATTTTAAATGAATGTATCACCCCAGCTTTCAACGTTAAATGCAATCCGGCAAAAAGTCAGACGCATTACAGCTTCTACTGAGGCTATATTGCCAACAGAAGAGCTGGATCAATACATAAATACTGCATATACGCAGGAATTTCCCTACTCTATAAAACTCGATGAGTTAGTACAAGTCTACTCGTTTGTTACCTCCCCATA